GTTATCAACAGTGCCAACGAGTACAAGTATCTTCTTAACAAAGACGTGAACTTTATTCGTGAATCATATCCAGATACAGATGCTGCGTTCTATGGTGAGCCTGAATACTATGCGCAGTTTGACCAAAACACATTAATTCTTGGTCCGACTCCAGACGCTAACTATTCTGTAGAACTACACTTCTTCTACTACCCAACATCTATTGTAACTGCGGGTACTAGCTGGCTAGGTGATAACTTTGATTCTGTATTGCTATACGGGTCTTTGTTAGAAGCCGCATCATTTATGAAGTCCGACAAGGACACCATTGACTTCTACAAGCAACGTTACGATGAAGCAATGGGTGAACTTAAACAATTGGGCGATGGTAAGAACCGTCAAGATGCTTATCGCTCTGGTCAATTTAGGATGCCCGTACGATGAACCATATAGCATTTGGTGCCATGGATGGCATTAAGGTAGAAACTAAAGACTTTGGTGGCTTTACTCCAGAAGAGTTAGCGGAACGAGCTTTAGATAAAATTATTTCTGTAGGTGACAATTCTCATCCGTTGGTGCGTGAACAGGCAATAGCGTTCCGTAATCATATTCGTGTGGTTTTGGTGCATTACATGAAAGAAGCGGTTAAATTTGACCGAGTAACACTAGCTTATCGACTTCGTGAAGCTGGACATCCTGAACTTATTAAACTTTTAGACGAATAGGAGGCCGTATGGCTTTTACTGGTAACTTCATGTGCACAAGCTTCAAGCAAGAGATTTTGCAAGCGGCGCACGACTTCACAAACGGTGCTGACACTTTTAAGTTGGCTTTGTATGACAACAGCGCTTCTTTCACAGCAGCGACTACAGCCTATACAAACACTAACGAAGTAGCTAACTCTGGTACATATTCTGCTGGCGGCGGTTCACTAACTAACGTTACGCCAACTACTTCTGGTACTACAGCGTTTACAGACTTTGCTGACTTGTCATTTACTTCTGCAACAATTACTGCGTATGGCGCGTTGATTTATAACAGCACACCTACATCTGGTTTAGGATTAACTAACCCAACAGTATGCGTATTGGACTTTGGCGGTGCTAAGACCTCTACATCAGGTACTTTCACAATCATTTTCCCAGCAGCGACAGCATCAGACGCAATTATTCGAATCGCCTAATTATTAGGTGATGTGTGGCTGAATATATCGGCTGGGGTTCCGGGCCTTGGGGCAGAGGTGCCTGGGGCGAAGACTCTATTGATGTTGTTGTTCCGTTAAGTGGCTGGGGTTATGGCGGCTGGGGACAATCACCTTGGGGTCAAGGCAGCGCTGGTGTTCAGGCATCGGGCGCTGTTGGCACTGTTACAGTCGAAACGTCACGGAATGAAGATGTCAATGTAACGGGTGTTTCAGCCACAGGTCAGGTAGGTTCAGTCCTTGTAACTGCTGATGCTAACGTAGATGCGGTTGGTGTAGCTGGTACAGGTCAGGTTGGTGCAGTACAGGTTGGAGAAGGCATTGGTGTCTTTGTTACTGGCGTTGAGGCTTCTGGCTTTATTGGTCAGGCAAACGTAACAGGCGATGCAAATGTCTACCCAACCGGGGTGTTTGGTGTTGGTGAAGTAGGTTATATAGACCATGCTGGCGATGCCAACGTAGACGTTACAGGGGTTCAAGCCTCTGGGTTTGTTGGTACAGCCACAGTTACAGGTTCAGCTGAAGTAACGCTTACAGGCGTAGTTGGCACAGGGTTTATTGGTCAGGCTACCGTTAGTGCAGATGCAAACGTTACCGTTACTGGAGTAGCTGGTACAGGACAAATAGGCGATGCTGCGGTATCCGCAGGCGCTAGCGTAACTTTAACAGGCGTTGAGGCTACAGGGTTCCTTGGCACAGCTACGGCTACTGGCGGTGCGTCAGTTACGCTTACAGGGGTTGAAGCCACAGGTCAGGTAGGTCAAGTAACAAACGTAACTGAAGTTGACGTATATCTTGTAGGTATTGCAGTCACAGGTGTTGTTGGAACAGTCTCAATATCAGCAGATGGTAATGTTACTGTCAGCGGGGTTCAAGGCGTTGGTTATGTAGGCACAGTTGAAGTTGTACAAGATGCTGATGTTAACTTAACAGGGGTTGAAGCAACAGGTCAGGTAGGCTCGGTTACTGCAAGTATTCCGGTCATTGTGCAGGTCACAGGACTACAAGCTACAGCGTCTGTTGGGTCTATTACTTTCCGTGGGGATGTGTCAGTTTCCCTCACTGGGGTACAGGCAGTAGGACAAATTGGTTCGTTAACAATATGGACAACCATAAACGACAACCAAACACCAAATTGGGTAAATATAAATGATGGACAAACACCGGCATGGTCGGATATTATTGATACACAAAGTCCGAATTGGACTGAAATAGCAGCTTAGGAGCTATAAATGGCAAGTACATGGTCAGCACTCAAATTTGAACTTATCACAACAGGTGAGCAGTCAGGCACTTGGGGCGATACAACTAACACAAATATTGGCACCGCTATTGAGGAAGCTATCGTTGGTTCTGCTGACGTTACGTTTGCTAGTGGTACCGTTACTTTAACCCTTACAGACGTTAATACGACGCAGACAGCTCGTAATCTACGTCTAAACTTAACAGGAACTTCTGGCGGTGCGCAAGACTTAGTTGTACCAGCCATTGAGAAGTTCTACATTATCAACAACGGATGTGCAGACACAATTACTGTTAAGAACGCTACTGGTTCTGGTGTAGCCGTTCCAGCTGGCAAGAGTATGGTTGTGTATAACAACGCTACAAACGTTGTGGATGTGGTTTCATACCTAACATCACTAACTACACCATCTGCCACAATTACAGGCGGAACAATCGCTGGCGTGACTCAATTAGACGTAGCGGGTACATCAGCAGCTGGTGCGAACCTAAAGCTATATGAAGATACAGACAACGGCACAAACTATGTGTCTTTGAAAGCACCAAACAGTATCGCATCTAACCTTACTTTCACTTTACCAAGTGCGGATGGTAGTTCTGGTCAAGCCCTTGTTACAGATGGTTCAGGTACGCTATCATTTGGTAGTGCAGGTATTACAACAGGTAAGGCCATAGCAATGTCAATGATATTTGGGTTTTGATGCAATGCAACAAAAAGGCGCTACTGAAGAAACCAAACAGCATTTAAGCGCAATTATGCGTGCTCGCTGGGCTGACCCCATTGAAAGAAAAAAATTATCTGAGTCTATTAAAAAATCACCAAAGTGCCCTACCTGCGGTGAAACAGACCTCGCTAAATTTTATTTAGACAAAGATGGTAGACGCACTACTAAAACTTGTCGTGAATGTCACAAAAAAGCATGCAAGCAACGTTGGCATGCAAGAGATTGGTTAGACCGTTGGGCTTCTCGTAACTACAAATATGGCGTTACAAAAGAATATCTAATTGAGCTATACCAAGAACAAGATGGTAAATGCAAAATATGTAGCGAAGTGCCTAGCACTCAAAGAGGTTTACATGTTGACCATTGCCATGAATCTGGTAAAGTGAGAGGACTGTTATGCCACGGTTGTAATGTTGCATTAGGTTCTTTTAAAGACGACCCTGACCTTTTAACTAAAGCAATCGAATATCTTAGGAGTAAATAAACATGGCCAACCCGAATATTGTTAACGTCACGACCATCTACGGTAAGACAACTTATTACACCCCATCTGGCACATCAGCCGTGGTTCTTCTACCTAATGCCGCTTCATCTGGCAAGGTTTTAAAGATTAACCAGATTGTTGCAGCCAACGTGAACGGCTCTTCTGCTGTGGACACTACTGTATCTTTGTATACAAACGGTGCTGTGGCTCAAGGTTCTGCTCCGTCAAGTGGTACAGCTTACCCAATCGTGAGCACTGTGTCTGTTCCTGCAGATGCGTCTTTGATTGTTACTGACAAAACAACCGCAATTTATCTTGAAGAAGGTACTTCAATTACCGTAACTTCTGGCACAGCCAGCGGTATTACGTATTCAATTTCGTATGAAGAGATAAGTTCGTAATAGGGGTTATTAATGGCTATCCACGGCTACAAAGGCGGGGTCATATCTGCCACTCCTCCAACGACTAGCGTTTCGGGTGCTAGTGGTGTTTGGACTCCTGACGATGCGTTACAAGCGGGCGCTAACTGGCCTGTAGCCCCTGCGTTATCTAGCAATTCTGTCCGGTTGAGAGCGAGTGCGTCTGCTTATATGAGCCGTACACCTAGTGTTGCAGGTAATCAAAAAACGTGGACATTTAGTGCTTGGGTAAAACCAAGTTTGTTAAATGCTAGTAGTGTTGGTTTAATCGAAGCCGCAACAGATTCAAACAATAGAGCTGTAATACTGTTTCCTACAACACAAGCTTTACAAGTATTTTTTTCTTCTGGTGGTTCAACTGTATGTAATTTAGTTACAACCGCTGTTTATCGTGACCCAGCCTCTTGGTATCATTTTTTGGTGGCAGTAGATACTACTCAAGCTACTGATTCTAATAGAGTAAAAGTGTATGTAAATGGAACTCAAGTAACTTCTTTTTCAACTTCTACATACCCAACACAAAATTTTAATACGCAATTTAATACTACAGTTGCAAATGTAATTGGCGCAGGTGCG